AGAAGATAGCTAATAGGTCTATATAGACAATAGAAACATTCTATATAGAACTATTATAGCTATGCCGATAGTATCAGACTATTGGTTTTAAAACAACGATAGAAATATTTATTTGTATGATCTATTGACACTAATCATTCTATGCTTATAATCATATCTATGCAGTAAGTTTTACCAGATTAGGCGGGAAACGACAATAGGTCGAAACGGGTATTTAGGTATCTAAACAAGTCTAGCGTTCTAACTTACTGCATATCCTAACTATGAAAGGAATCACCATGCAATATATTCAATTAGGACTTACCAAGCGTCAAGCTGAATTGGTTTTAGATTCTTTGCGTGAGGAGCTGGTAAACAAAAACTCTCTCTTAGAAATCAATAAAAACAATAAGTTTGCGATTGATTTGCAATCTGAAGCTCATGTCATTAGAGCTACGATTCAAGCTGTAAAAGATGAGCTATACAAGTTGCACAAACAATCTGCCTAATCAACCACAGGGGGTGAGAATCCCCCGCTTTTAAAACTAACTTAAAAGGAATTAAATCATGAAACTCAAACAACTAGCTTCAAACATGACAGAGCTACAAATAGGATCAACTCAGATTCTTTTCAGCTATGAAACACCAGTAGCGATTGCAACCAATGGATCACTTTACAGAACCTCTAAAAAGTGGTCTAACACTACCTCAAGACATATTGGTAAGTGGTCGCAAATGAATGATTTTTGGGAACTGGATTCAGGTTACTGGATTGGCAAACCTCAAGAGTGGTTCGACAACTTTGTAGATCAGTGTGCTGGCTTTGTTCCTGATCCTATCTCTCACGCTGAATTATTCAAAAAGGTAGCCTAATCATGAAACCAGAAACCTACAACGGCTGGACTAATTACGCTACTTGGCGGGTTAATTTAGAGATATTTGACGGAATGGACTGTTCAGACATTCCCATGCTTTCCCGCTATTCTGAACCTGATCCGCATGAAGTTGCAGAGTATTTGAAGGATTATGTTCAGGAATTGTTAGACATGGACTGTGATCCTTCAAGACTGGCTAATGCTTACGCCAATGCTTTTATTTCTGATGTGAATTGGTATGAAATTGCTATGCACTTTGTTAATACTTTCAAAGACATTGTTGCAGAGGAGCTGGCAGAAAATGACTAAATTGGAGAAATACACCGCATATTGCTATTGGTGTGCTAAACAAGGCTTAACCGCCTTATCTTTTAACGCTTGGGCTTCAACTGTCAGAGGGGGTAAATTGCTATGACTTACGAGATACAAACTCAATTCATTTATGGCTGGGAAAACTGCTGGGAGCATGACGGAAAGCCAGAGTATTTCAACAGCGTCAAGGAAGCACAATCAGCACTAGATGACTTTTTTGAAGAGATGGATTCGGCTTACTTTAACGGTGAGATTGAAGATCGTTATGACCGAAGTGATTACCGCATTGTCAAACTTGAGGGGGTGAATCATGCCTAGATTTATGGTCTATCGGTCAGTGGTAGAGGTTTACGATGTTCAAGCACCAACTGCAACAGAGGCTGAAGAGTTGGTTTTAGACGATCAATGCGAGGTTCAAGAGGTTTTAGGCACTGATGACATAACTGCACAGGAAATTGATACAAGAGAATGGCATAGGAGATTACATCATGATTTATAAAGATACTTTAATTGATACTGTGATTTGGGTAATCGCTTTATTCTCATTACCATTCTTAATTTGGCTTTTAATGGCTATTTAAGCGTATTTCGTAGGGTCTTGGCGGGGGTAGTATCACCCCGCCTTTTTTAACGCCTTAAAAGCTCTATATTCAATTTATGACTGTTTCACGAATTGCTAAGCACCAAACCCGCTTTAGGCGGGAACTCTCAAAAATGAGAGGTGGTTATCGTTTATCTCGCTGCTTAACTAAAGCGGTGCAGTCCTGTCAAGGTCCGCCAGATACTAGCCAGCTTGTTTATCTCTATCCATCACCACAATGTTTAGAAGGGCTGGGTCATAGCCCCGTCTTATCAGAGCAGAACCCAAAAGAAAAAGCCCTTAAAAGGTGCTTTGTAGTGAAGCGGTTTAAGAAAATGGGCTTGCTTCACTTTCCTAAACCTACAAAACACCCATTGAGGGCTTCTATCATTCGGGCTTCACACCGACAATGGCATTAAACCACAACTTTTTGAAAGGTGCAATATGAATCAAGCAGAAAAAGACGCAGAGCAGTGGTATCGCACACACGCATGCATGGAAGCGAGGCGGTTAATTGAAGCCAAAGAGCTTGGCAAGCCTTACTACATTGACAGAGGGGGCTATGTCATTACGCCTGAGCAGCCCAAAGTGAAAAAGCCCTTGTGCAAAAAAACAACACCACTTGACAATAATGATTAGTTGTGTTATAATGATTATGTAGATGGGAAATCATCTACTGTTCTTTAACCTAACTACGAAGGAATAATTATGTCAGATACATGGCGTAAGGAGTGGCGTTATCAAGTTCTCAAAGATGGCAAAGTTGTTAGCACTTGGCAGAGCAAAGAAAGAGCAAAGCAAAAGGCTAGAGAGTTTGAAAGTCTGGGGCATAAGACAGAGATCAAAAAGGTCGAAGTTGAGGTCATGCCTGTTAGCTTGTTTAACGACATTTTTGGAGTGAACTAAAGCAGCCCACCCTTCGGGGTGGGTTTTTCTTTGCCTAAAAACAACACGCACACAAAACTATTGCACTAATCAAAATAATGCTGTAATGTTGTAATTGTAGTAAAGACCTAACTATTTAATTGGAGAATAATCATGCAACTCTGTAAAGACTGTTTGCATTACCAGCAAAGCACGGGCTACTGCTTAAACACAAGACGCCCCGATCCCGTTACGGGAGAACCTAAATACTTTTACGCCCGCATAGAGCGTGAATATCTTACCGCTAGTGGCTGTGGTATCAACGCCAAGTGGTTTGAACCCTATCCAAATCCTCAGTATTCACCTGAAGATTTAGATGACCTCTCTACCATTCCATTCGGTAGATAACTAAACCTAACTACAAGGAGTTTTAAATGAAAGCACAGAAAGATGTGGCGTTTCCGCTCACGCCTGACCAAAAGACAACCATTTCTTTTGATGAACTTAACAAGCAACTTGAAAAAGACGCAAAGAATCGTAAAAAGCAGCCCAATGAAGATAAGCAGGTCGAGAACCTTAAAAAGATTATCGCCAAGCAAGAGGATGAGATTGACCAACTCATTGATGAAATTCGTGCTTATGAGAAGCAGAACGAATTGCATGAAGAAAATATTGGCAGATTGGAAGATCACATAAATTCATACCGCACCATGCTGATTACTACATTGGAGATGATGGAATGAACGATAGATCAGAATTTGAATCAGCAATACGCAACAGTGCCATTTGGAGTGGTGATAGTCGCAAGGTAGCCAACGGCAAGATGGTGGATGTCATTCTTGAGAAGCAAGGCAAGAAAGACCTACCAGACCTATCACACATTGAAGCAGTGCAGATGGGTCATGTTATGCAACCTACGATTGGTCGCTTGGCAAGTGATCGCCTACGCATGGAGATAAAAGATGCAGACTACGCCATTACTCATCCAAAACACGATTGGTTTAGAAGTCATTTTGATTTCATTTCTAGTGATGGTAAGACACTTGTTGAAGCTAAAAACTACAATGCTGGCGTTCGTAGCAAATTTGATACTGACACTAATCGGATTCCTGATGCTGACTATGCACAGCTCGTTCACGAAGCAGCTTGTCATGGTGTTACTGATATTGTCCTTGCTGTGCTTTTTGGTGGACAAGAGTTTTGCACTTTCCGTTTTAACATCACGGACACTGAAAAAGATGACCTCATCAAGAAAATGGCTGAAGTATGGGGCTTTTGTAAGGCTGGCACATTACCTCCTGCTGAAACTGTGGAGCAAACTAAGATCATGTATCCAAGCAGTAATGAGGGCACGATTGTGGCAACTCGTGAGTTTGAATTACTGGTTAGCGAACTTAAAGATCTTAAGAATCAAATTAAGCATTTGGAGGATCTTGCGGAAGCACGAGAAGTCCTTATCCGCAACGAAATGGGCGGGAAATCGGAGTTATTAGACATTCAAGGCAACACGCTAATAACTTGGCGTAACAGCAAACCTGCTAAGAAGTTTGACACCACACTCTTTAAACAGGCTATGCCCGATATCTATGAGAAGTTTGTGATTGAGCAGCCAGGTTCTCGGAGGTTCTTAGTCAAATGAATAACTTAGATCTAGCGGTATGGGTGATGACT